CCCAGCAACCGGCTAAGTCCCCTTCACCGATGGCGTCCAACCCAACCGGCATTCCAAATGTAGACACAGAGTTGCCATGTCCGCCACCAGACGCAATACCTATTGGCGCAAAAAATAAGCAGCAGACTGCAGTAATTATTGGCTATGGACGGATCAATGGAGAATGCAAAGCACAGCTCGACCCGTTGGACATACCAACGATTGTCGGCCTTTGGGCTCCTTCTGCGCCTGCTGTTTTTACGACTGCGGGGGTTGCCGCGATAGGCGTTACAAGTGCCATCCTTGCCAAGCCATTAGGCGACATTCTGCTAAAAGCGGTCAAACCTATCGTCAAAAAGACCATTAAAAAGATTAAGGGGAAGCTTGGGAAGAAGGTTGTTGTTGAGTCTGATTGGCAGCGTCGGAAGTTTCAGCGGTCTTTGAAGAAGTAGGAATTGAGTGTTTGTGGGGCGGAAGCACGCCTGGCGGATTAACCAGAATTACATCAGCACAGATCTTGCTGTAGGGCGACTTGGGGTGAAACATCACACCGTCTTTCATCAGGTCAGCGCAGTTTCGCAACCTAGCTATTTCGTAATTGAGTCGTTTATCAGCGAGTGCAGCATCCATCAGCTCGACTTGCTTTATTGCTGCTTTGCGACAAGTGCGGATATGACTGCGATCTAGCGGAATCGAGATCTGTGCAGTGATGCCACCATTGACGGAGAAGTTAGTTTTCTGGCCTGTTCTAACTGGTTTTCTGAACAAGATCCGGCCTGGATTGTCAGGTCTGCCATCTGGAACGGGATTGCCTTCTGGGTCAGTCGCTCCGACCAAATCGAGCGTGTCATAGACCGGTTCGTTGTAATAGCGTTCGTACGGATCAGCCCAGCCAGTGGTTGAACTAAGGAAAGGGTTAATCGTCAGGGTTGCGCCTTGGCAGCTAACGCCGTTAATCACAGAGTTAAAAGTGCTGCTCGGCACCACCTGCACGGATTGGTTAGTAACTGAGCCGCTGCTATTCGCAATTGGAGCGGCAGTGCTTGAAACCTGTGCATTTACCGGATCAGCAAATAACAGCAACGCTGCTAGGACACGCTTCATTGGGTAAACGTGCTGGTGGTCTCCGTAAGTGATTCGATGTCAGTTTCTCTGTTTATCAGCGTGTGATTTGTAAGCCCTGGCCCTTGGAGCGTTTCCACAAATGAAAATGCAGCGCCTTGGTTGATGATGTTCCAAGTTGGCCTAGAAGCAGGATCAAGCCCAGTCCATTTGCTTGAAACGCCGTTCAACGTGTTTGTTGTTGTCGTCAGGCTTTGTGGGGCGAGACCTGCAGAAGATTCTATGTTTGTGCCGCTAGCTGTGTATTCATAACCCGTGCGATATTCGTAGGAGTTAATGACTTCAATGACTTTCGAAGTTGTTTTTGTAGTGCTGGAAAGTGTGCCTTGCTGAAAGTTAGGAACGATTGGTATAGCTGACGCTGGGGCAGCCAGAAGCAACAACAGCAGTATTCTCATCTAATAGTTAGCTCCTGAATAACTTGTCCTATTGCACTTGTACCAGCACCACCAGCGGTAATTGTGAGTGCCCCGTCGGTTGCAATTGTGCCAGCCAGGGTGCCTGCAATGCCGCCCGAAGTAACCGTCTGATTAGAGAAGGTAGGCAGTGCGGGGACTACGCCGCCAGTAACAGTTGTAGAAAGTAAAGCTGGGACATCATCGCCTTCTATGTACGACTCTGAATACGAAAAGCTGTCGCCAGCAGTAGTAATACTGTAAGCACCAGGAGTGTAGCCAAGAGCAGTCCCGGAAGTAAGTGTCCCGAGCACAGGAGGAGTACCCAAAGTGACGTTAGAGCCAGATACTGCAAGTGAACTAGGTTGCCGAATCGATTGTGATGCTGTTCCATCAACAGTTAGTGAGATTGAGGACTTAATAGCGTGCGTTATGTCTGCTGAAGCAGGACTTATCGCAAAAAACGTTAGGCACGATACAAAAAGAAAACATCTCATTTGGGCTTGGACGTAGGGGTTTGTTCAGTAATTGTAGGGTCTTCTTTTTTCTTGCCATTGGCGCGTTTGATATTGACGCCAAAGCTGGTCATCGTCCCAGTAAGCAACGAAGCAGGAAAAGTTGGGTCCATCGCCTTGACATAACCCAGGTAATTAAGGCTAAGCATCACGATCGACCATGTAAGAACAGCTAGCTTTACGAAATCCGCCAACGGCGTTGATTCTGGATCTTGCTCATGCTTAAGATTGGTTTCAGACATGGGTACTGATGGCTAAGGTAACTACAGATGATTGAGATCGTGGGTGCTGTTGTAGGAGCTATTATAGGAGCGGCGGTTCTAAGCGCCCGAACTGCAGGGCTTGAGAATCGGAAAGGCCGAGACACTCTGGTGCGTTTGACAAGCGCTGTTGAAAGCCTCAATACACAGCTTGATATGCTGCGACGCGAGCAAATAAGCCTTCATGCTGAAACTTTTGGACGTTTAAGTGATGTTGAGCGCAGCGTGGCAAGGCTTGAAGGCATTCGAGATAGGAATTAGACTTCCGACATATACGGTGTCGTCGTGGTAGTACTGCTTAAACCAATCTTGTTTAGCTTCATCAAATCAAAGGCCGTAAAGCAGCTTTTGCTTGATTGCCTGATCAAGGTTAGCGAGCAAACCGACAACCAGCTTGATGATGTCGCTTGCAAATATGTGCAGGATCTTCTTTTCCCTGGAGGACGGGTTGAAAAGTGAATGTGGGTTTGGATCATAGTCGTGGGTTTACTATCACTTCTTCCGTTTTTTCAGTTCTTTAAAAAAGACGACCCACATCAGCTAGCTGCGATTGCGGAGCTAGAACGTTCTATTGATCAAAACCTGCTTAATGACGAAGCTGAATGGTTTGAGATGTGGAAGACAAGCGGCATTCACCAAGAGGTTTTTGGAGTCCCATATTACAGCCAACTAGACAGCCCTACCGGGTATGGTTATAGGGAGTGTTTTGACTCTGCTGCTGCCATGGTTGTAGCGTTCCACCATCGGGTAAAAAGCCAGGACGCTTACCGGCAAGTACGCCGAAAGTTTGGTGATACAACCGAAGTTCATGCACAAGTATCTGCGTTGAGATCACTTGGCCTTGACGCTGAGTTTCGCAAAGACACAAGAGTGGAGGACATTGAGATTGAGATTGATGCTGGCAGGCCGTTAATGGTTGGCTGGCTACATAAAGGCGATTTCACAGAAGGGAAGCCAGCCGTCTGCGATAGCGATGCTTGCGGTCATTGGAGCGTAATTATTGGTTACGACAAAGATGACTTTATTGCCTTGGACCCTATGGGCAAGCCAGACATGGAACATGGTGGTCATGATACCACAAAATCAGGCGAGTTAATCAGGATGTCACGGCCTGCTTTCTACCAGCGATTCCTGATTGAGGGAGAAGCAAGCGGTTGGGCCGTATTCGTGGACCGATGAATTGGGGTTACGTCAGCGCCTTCTGGACCACAGTCGTGATGAACTGTGCTCAGCCTGCGAATTGGGAAGTTTGTTTGCCAATCCATGAATGGATGGTACCAGCTGCCTATGATTACATTCAATTTAAGACTGAGGCATCATATGCAAAGGAAAAACAACTTTTACGATCCCTTCGATTGGATGATCGTCAATAAGAGCATTGAAGAAGAACTCGCACTAGAATGCACCATACGCGAGATCGTGAATTCCGAGGATGACATTGCTATTAAAGAGCTATGTACTGCCTTGGTGCATCAGAATTGGTACCAGACCAAGTTGCTCGGGCAGGCAGTCGGACGGATCGCTGAAATGGACACCATGACAGCATCCGCCCTGCGTGATTGATAGGACGGGCTGTCTTCTAAGCGAGCCTATATCTGAGTTTGTTGTTGATCCTCATGACGCGTTGCCTAATGGCCTCTCTTGAAACGGACCTGTGGTTGGCTATTTCCCCTAGCGTCACGCTTGGTTTGCCATTTAAGCCGTAATAGCTTTGGATTATGGTGCGTTCATCCTCGGATAATCCACCGACTGCTTGACGCAGTTGCCCAATTGATTCTGATCTATCAGCTGCTGACATTGGGGTATCAGCCGTCTCATCATATATTAGATCTATGATTTCATTATCGGTGTCATGGCTTCGAAAATTGAGGCTAGTTACGCTGGTTGACATCTTGAGCAGGAGTTCTAATTGCTCTTTAGGCGTATTAATGTGCACGGCTGATTCCTCCAGCGTTGGATAGTGACCATGCGCACCAAGATGTGAACGCGCATGCTTGCGCATTTTGTGCATGATGTCTTCTGCGTTGCATGGCAGCTTGATTATTCTGTCCTGTTGTGAGATCGCCCTGGTGATGCCTTGTCTGATCCACCAATAGGCGTATGTACTGAATTTATATCCACGCTCAGGATCGAATTTATCAGCTGCACGCATTAAGCCGATTGCTCCCTCCTGGATGATGTCTCCATAGCTCATCGATTTGGGCACGGTCTGGTATTTTCTAGCAACATGAGCCACTAATCTCAGGTTGGCCGTCACCATTCGTTCCTTTGCTTTCTCACCACGTTTGCAAATGCGAAGTTCGCGCGGTGTCAAGGATCGATTGGCTTGCTGGCTAATCAGGTCATTGCGTTGCTTGATCCTGCGGCCCAATTCGATCTCTTCCAGCGGCGTCAATAGTGGTGCGCGTGAGATATAACCTAGGTGATCTTCTGGGAGGTTTGGCATGTGTAGATAGCTTTCAATAAGAGGAGATAAAGGATTGCATCATCGATGCGACCTGATATGGGTTCCGATGCAGCCCTGTCTGGCTCTCGGATGTGGTTCTGAATGGCGTCTATGTGCTTGGCCAGATAAACAAAGCACACTGCACCCGGAGCCAACCCGAGTGTCTCTGAGAGCCTCTCGAAGTTGGCTAGCTGGTTGTCACTATTGGCGTACTCGTGCCCTTTGCTCTTGGTGAGCTGCACCAAGATATCCCAGGTGCTATCAAGGATGTCGAGAAATTCTTGAGTGTTCATTCGGCAATCCGTGACCATGGTGCATCTGGAGCGTTTTGATTATTGGGACGCCATGTGTAGATGCAATCCTCCATCAACCATTTGTAGAAGGCAGGACTCATGCCACCATAAGGGGGATGCTTTGGCCAGGTGTCGCCAAAGTGCTCCTCGATCTCTCTAAAATGAACCCCAGTCAGGCATCTGGCGATCGACAATGCCGAATAACCTTTTGATTTGAGCAATGTGGCTTGTTTGATCTGTTCGCTATTCATGTTTGACCGTAGGTGCTGTTAAATAAGTCATGCAAGGTCTGCCGTTCGTCAGCAGACAGGGTAGACGTGTAGAGCCTGTCCCACATCTGGCGGGCTAGCAGTTCCCTTACATCGATTGCATGCTGTCCCATGCCGTTGATCTTCAAAAAGAGGATCGATTCTGCAGTATCGCAGAATTTGCAAAGTGCTGCTGCCGCCTTTGACATTCTATGTGTTTCCGTCAATGGTGGATAGATGTCGTGCTCAAGTTGATCTAACCATGC